GTAACGCTGCCTGGACTGCACAAGTAAAAACAGACTATACTGCTTTTCTTGTGGCTAATAAGACTGCTTAATAAATATACCACATTACAAAGTGTCACACATAACCCCTTCAGTTCTGCTGGAGGGGTTATAATGTATGCAGTTCGATAAAAAACATGAGTAAAGAGATGACAAGCAAGGAGAAACTTCTCTTCATTGCATCCTTTATATGGGCAATGCATTGGGGTGTTCGTGTTGCCTTCGCTGCTATTAGTACCGTTGAGTTGAGGTTCTTCTAATGTTTTATCTTTCTCACTCTGGGTATGATTACTCTCAAAAGAGATGCGTGGATGCTTCTCAATGGTTTATGAATCAGTATCTTCCACGTCATAACGTTGATGTTAATGTTCATCATTGTCGGTTAGAAAAGCGTGAAAATGTCTATGGATGGGCATGGACTGTTGATTGTGATTACAGACCTCGTGAATTTGATATTGAGATCCACAATCAAATGCCTCTTCATCTTTACACCCAAACTCTATTACATGAGTTGTGGCACGTCTACCAGCACGTTAAAGGGCATCTTAAAGACAAGTATGGTAAAAGACATTGGAAGGGTGTAGATCACTCTCAGACGAGTTATGAAGATCAACCTTGGGAGATAGAAGCACATGGTATGGAAGAAAAATTATATCGTGAATATATCTCTAACTCATCCTATTCTTATTAACCATGAAAACTGCAATTAAAACTGAATTTATTTGCGTGAAACCAAGATCACCTTATGCACAGGAGATTTTTGAGTATTCTATGTATAAATTACATTCGTGTAGGGTGTTGGAACGTAAGAATGGTGAAGTTAGTCTTGAATCGATTAATAACAAATATTCTTTTACAATACGTGAAGGTGGTGACGATGACTGGGAAATTATTAAATAAATAAATGGAGTATAATTACTATGATGGAACTTATTCTTGGTGCAGCATTACTAACTTCGGGATCATCTGTTGATGCTTCATCCTTATTAGATTGTGATGGATCTAAGCAGATTATTGAGAACATTCAGAAATCTCGTGTAAAATATCAAGAAGACCTAATTGAAGTAATTAAAGAAAACACTGAACCCCAATGCTATGAAAGATCAGAAAACACTTGATGAAGAAATTACACCACTTGAGAGATGGGATCGTGCAAGAACTCTAATGTTAGAATCATTGTATAAACCAGATAATCATCTTAGATCATGTTCACATAATCAAAAATGTTATGATGAATTGATGGAAATAAGAGAGCAGGTGGTTGAGTTAGTCAAACATATGATGAATCCACATGCAGATCCATTACCATTTGGTAAGAAGAATAATCATGTAGAACCAACAATTAGTACACCACATGGTGAGATTAGTGAAACTTTAATGAGTGGTGCATTGAGGGATCATTATATGTCAGAACATAGGGAGTATTAATTATGAAGAAGGGATTGAAAACTCCTCTAAGGTATCCAGGTGGCAAGTCTAGAGCAGTTACTAAGATGGGTCAATACTTTCCTAACTTAAGGGATTATACTGAGTATAGAGAACCATTTCTAGGTGGTGGTAGTGTAGCAATATATGTCAGTCAGATGTATCCACATCTTAAGATTACTGTTAATGATTTGTATGAACCATTAATGAACTTCTGGTCTAATCTTCAGATGTTTGGTGATGAGTTATATACTGAATTAAAGAATATTAAAACCACTTATTGCAATCAAGACTCTGCAAGATGTTTATTTTCAGAGATGAAGAATGTAGTAAATGATAAAACTAAGAGTAATCTTGAAAGAGCAGTAGCATTTTATATTGTTAATAAGTGTAGTTTCTCAGGTCTTACCGAGAGTTCTTCATTCTCAGCACAGGCAAGTGATTCTAACTTCTCTATGAGAGGTATTGAGAAATTACCAGAGTATTCTGAGATCATCTCACATTGGCATATTAATTCATATTCTTATGAGTATTGCTTTAGAGAAAATGTTCATGATGGACTGTTTATGTACTTAGATCCCCCTTATGATATTAAGGATAATCTTTATGGTAAGAAGGGAGCAATGCACAAAAGTTTTGATCACGACAAATTTGCTGCTGATTGTGATGTTCATAACGATACAAATATGCTAATTAGTTATAATTCTGATCAGTTGGTTAAAGATAGATTTAAAAACTGGAAGGCAAGTGAGTTTAAATTAACTTATACAATGCGTTCAGTTGGAGAATATATGAGAGATCAGCAAGAAAGAAAAGAGTTATTACTCTTCAATTACGAATTACCAGAGGTATCTACTAATGAATGAAGAACCGTATGTTAATGATCTATATGAAGATATGGAGAGACTTAATGCTTTATATGAAGAACTAATGTGGCCACATGATGTAGCACTTGAGTTCTCTGCTGATTATGAAAATAATCGAATCATCATTTCTATGAAAGATGAAAAGCAAAAACGTCCTGCTTTATGACTCTTAAAGATCATATGGGTCCTAAAAAAGGTTGGGATGATGCTAAGTGGTTACAACATGCTCATATGATGGTTCATTCTCCTTGGATTGATGAAGAGGAGAGGGACTATTGGAAATATAAAATTAAGGAATTAACTAAATGATTGATTTAAAAGAATATATTAGAGAAGTCCCACACTTTCCAAAAGAAGGAGTACTTTTTAAGGATATGTGGCCTCTATTGAGAAATCCTACAGCATGGAATGAAGCAATAGATCAGTTGGGTGATTTTTGTGATGATGTAAATGCTGATTGTATTGTTGGTATAGATGCAAGAGGTTTTGTTGTTGGATCTGCTTTGGCAATGAAAAAGAATTTACCTTTTGTTCCAATTAGAAAGAAAGGTAAATTACCTGGTAATCTATTTGGTAGAGAATATGATCTAGAGTATGGTATGGATACCTTAGAGATTCAGAACGATTCTTTTGTTAAAACTACTAGAGTTCTTTTAGTTGATGATCTTCTTGCTACAGGAGGAACAATAGGAACATCTATAATATTATTAGGTTTAGCTAATGCTAAAGTTGTTGGGTGTGGATTTATAATAGAATTATCTGAATTGAATGGTAGGAGTCATATTAAAGATATTCCAGTAAAGTCCCTTATTACTTATGATGATGCCTAAAACCCCAGAAGATTGTTTCTTTGTTTCCTTAATTTTTCTTGAGGAGTTTGTTAAGAGGATATTGATTTCTCCTATCAAACTCCTTACAATGTATGATCATTGGAGTCATAATAAATTAGTAGCACAAGCTGCTAAAGAAGCGGAAGAAAACCCTCCTACATTACCATGACTGAATTGAAAGACTGGTTAAATTCTATCAATAAAACAAAAAAGAATTTGATTGATGAGGATCCTTCATTGGAAAAGGAGTATAATCCTTATATTATAAATCGCATTTATTCAGGTCATCTTGATTCTGTGATGTTTGCGAATGAGATGAATAAGTATTCATTTTTATCTAAGAAGATTCAATATGATTTTTATCTAAATAGTTTACGATCTAAGAAGAGGTTCTCTCCTTGGCTCAGAAAAGATAAGATTAAAGATCTTGATTATGTAAAACGTTACTATGGTTATAGTAATGAAAAAGCACAACAAGCATTGAAAATCCTAACTAAACAACAACTTAATTTTATAAGATCGAAATTTGAAACTGGAGGAAAGCAATGAGTGTGGTTAAGGAACCCGAAGTGAGTTGGTCGCAAGATCAAATGGTAGAAGTGACTCTGAATGAGCCAGATGACTTTTTAAAGGTAAGAGAAACGCTTACAAGAATTGGTGTAGCGTCAAGAAAAGAGAAGAAGATATATCAATCATGTCATATCCTTCATAAGCAAGGAAGATATTATCTTGTCCACTTTAAAGAATTATTTGCCTTAGATGGGAAACACGCTAACCTTACTTCTAATGACGTTCAGCGTCGCAACCGTATTGCTCAGCTCCTTGCTGATTGGGGATTGGTTGGTATCGTAGATGCTGATAGGATACAGGATATTGCTCCACTCAACCAGATTAAGGTTTTATCTTATAAGGATAAAGGTGATTGGATATTAGAAACGAAATATAATATAGGTGCAAAGAAAAAGAAAGTGGAAGAAGGGGGTTGACACCCTCTTTTTTTATGTTATAATATCTTTGTTGGGTTGACGAACTCAACGGGGAGTGACTGAATAATCTTTCTGGCATATAGCTGGATAAGGTGATGAGACACAGGTGGTGCTGCTACTCGCAAGAGTAGAATCGACTTACCAGTCGGGTCTCAGGCAAGGACGTAAAATTTACTACTGTAGTAATGCCCGTTCTTTGTTGGTAATACAGAAACCCAACCTCCCACCCCAATATTTTTTAGGTAGATGAGATTTAAAGCATTAGTTTTTGTTAGATTGAGAGGATCTGTATCTGATGCTGCTGGTAACGCAGTGATGAAAAATACACATTTAGTTGCTCCTAATCTCAGACCACATTTGTTGAGGATTGGTAAAGCAATAGACTTTTGGTTTGATGCAGATACTGAAGAGATAGCAAGAGAAGAAATGGATCTTCTATCTGATAGGATGCTTTCTAATACAGTCATAGAAGATTGGGAGTATGAATTAGAGGAGACTGAAGAGACTGGTATAGGAAATATATCGAATGATAATGCTGGTAC